AAAAGTCTGAGAGTTCCGTATCTGTCATATAAAAAAATATTTAATTTTCTTTTCATTTTTCCTTTACAAAATCTATTTTATTTAGTATTATAATTATATAAATTAAAACATTGCTTAGGAGGCAGGTTATGAATAAGATTATTATTTATGTTGATGACAATAGACATACAGATGTCAAAATTAAAGTATTTCCATTTTCAGATGAGAATCTTGAGAAGGTGAAAAAGTTGTGCAGAGATAGTTATCCTTGTGGTGAGGAGTTAAACTATGAGGGTGATTATGATTTTGGTTATGATGATAGTGAGCACGCTTATCTTAAAGTAACCGAGATGTCAAACATTTAAGGAGTAAATTATGGCAAGTGAAAACAAGAAAAAGAAACTTAAGAATTCTTATTGTGTAAAAGGTATGCTGAAGAATAAAGATTTGAAATTGAAAAGAACTGCATTCTTCACATCTTCTCAGCGTAAAGAAAATAATTCTTTTAAAGTGGAGGAGTAGATTATGGATTTTAGAATTTTTGAAGAACTTGGTGCAATTCCAAATATTGTTAGAGGACTTAAACGAGAACTTATTAGTATGCAGTTTCAGTATGCCATTGAGAAAACGCATACGCTTAGAAATTTCTGTATAAACGGAATCGGAACTAAAGGAACTATAGAACAGTACGATAAAATTATGAATGAGTTGGTTAATACTGGATATTCGAGTAGAAATATTTATGATGTTTTGGCTAAAGAAGAAATTGAACTTCTTGGACCAGACCAGTACATTGAACGAAACTACTCAGAATGGTGTAAAAATGATAACTATGTTGCAGAGGAATAAAGACTATGATTAAAAATGGTAAGTTTGTTTGTTCTGATTTTCCACAATATAAGATTAAATATGGAATGTTACATCCAGAAAGTGAAAAACGAATAAAAGAATGGTTAGATGATAATGTTACTAATCTTTGTTCTAATGTTATGATTAACATAAATGATATCAAGAAGTGCAGAGATTTTGTACAGTCTTTTGTAAATGAAGTTTATAACCAGATACATCAAGTTGGATATGAAGAAGGTTATAATTCTGCTGAATGTGATAATGAAGGAGAAGGATTATGAAATTAATTCTTAAACCTGGAGATAAGTTTTCTGCGGAAGTAGAAACAAGACTTGAAAATGGAAGATTGGGTGCTAAAAGACTTCCGTTTATTCTTATTAAGAATTATGGTGATAAGATTCTTGCCATTACAGACCAATTAAAAGTTGATGATGAGGGTGTAATATTTAGAGCATACGAACTCTGTGAATTACGAAATATTAGACCTAATGATGATAAACTTGAAGTTCAGTTCGGTAAGTAGGAGGAAAGATTATGACCAAGTTTTATTTCGGACAGGCAGATTATAATAGTTATGAGCATCGCTGTCAGATATTAGCAGATACTCTTGAACTTGCAATTTTGAAGTTTGTATATACTAAAAATATAACACGCTTTCTCAATGAAGAATCTTATAAGGAAGGTAATTATACTTATGATTATTGTAAAGGTGGTTATGAGTATTTTTTCAAAGAAGGTGTCCTAGATAAAGCTTGGGTTAATGTACTTGAATATGATGAAGAAAAGAATAAGTATACTGTTGTAAAATCAATTCCTTACAAAGAATTAGTTTCAATTAATTTTAAGGAAACAGAAAGGAAGCTTGGTTCAGAGAATGGTGCAACTGAAGATTCTAAAGAATTAGCAGTTCAGAATAACCAATCTGTAATTAATTATGAAAATCTTCCCGCTGAATTTGCACAAGGTAAAGTAAATACTGTTGCAGATTACAGTAATATTTATACAAATATCCAATCGAGAATTATTGAACTTGAAATTATGAAACAGGAACTATCTTCTCAAATAACTGAAATGCAAAAATGGCTTGAATCAAAATATCGTATAATCTGTGCATATGAAACTTATCTTGGAACTCGTGAAGAAGTTGTAGAATTAATTGGAAGTGGTAAGACTTCAAATAAACCAATTCATTTTTATCAGATGATTTTATACATGGATGAAGAATATGGTTTAGTTAATCTTCAAAATTTGTCTGATTCTGAATTTAAGGATTCACATGAATTTGATTATCACCATGTAAGTTTCTTTGATGATTGGATTAAGAAACATTACAAAGAATATATTCCTGAAGAAAGAGGAATAAGAATGTGGAGAATTAAGCGTCATCGAAAAGATTATAAAGACCCTTTAGAGAATATGATTAATAATGAAAGGAATGCAAACTGTTATTTTCTTATTAGAAATGGAGAAAGGCTTTACAGAATATTTTCAGATGTAAGTTCTTCTGATGGTACAATGTTTCCAACAGATTTACAGTCAGAACGAGCAGGTCATAAATGGTATGAGGATAAAGGTTTTGATAAAGAAACATTTGAAGAAAACATGTTACCTTGGAAATATATTCTTGTTGCATTACAAGGATTGTTAGATAGAACTGATATTTTGGGAACAGACTGTCAGATGAAATATAATTTACTTACAGGTTTCTTTGACCCAACGAAGATTATTCTTGTTCGTGATAAAGAATATTCAAATCTTATTGAAGATAAAACAATGCCTTCTTGGAAAGAATATGTTCAGAATAATCGTGCAAATATAAAAGTTGGTGATAGAGTTATCATTACTGATTTATATTATGAGCGTGGTGGTAAAGATGATTCTAATTTTATTTGTAGTCATAATATGGATTGGAGAAGAAGATACTGTGATAAACCTTCTACTAATCTTGTGTATCAAATTAAAGATATAAAAGATAATATGTACAAGATTCTTTATTTTGAATCTGATTTATGGCGGGGTGAAGTTCCTAGAAAGAAACGAACTGCATGCTGGCTTGATAAAAGTGAGATATTTGATTTGAGTAATACAACAAGAGAAGATTTATTGTATTACTTGAATGACAGAAGAAATAGAGAATATTATCTTGATTATCTTCCAATGTTCCATCTTGCGTTAAAATATCTTACAGCTAAGGCTTTTGAACGTGAAGATTATTATAAACAATTTGAAAATGACTAACATTCTAATATTATAACAAGGAGTAAAATTATGGATATTAAATCTGATGTAACTATTGATAAATATCATCTTGAAAGTGAATGTATTACAATGTCCTCAACATATTATAATTATGCTGATATGGCAAGTGAAGCAAAAACGCTCGCTTCAGATAAGAAAGACGCACTTAAAGTTATTCAAGCAGAACGAAATATTGCTATTCGTGAACAATGTGCTAATGAAGGAAAGAGAGTTACCGAAGACATTATTAAATCAATGGTTCAGTGTGACCCTGATGTTGTAAATGCTATGAAAGAACTTAGGGAAGCAGAAGCAACGTTTGATAGACTTGATGTTGGTGTAAAAGCTCTTGAGATTAAAAAGGCTGAACTTGATAATCTTGTAAAGCTCCGTTGTAATGGAGCCTATGTTGATAACGTAGCAAAACCAACACAGGAAATTAAAGACGAAACCATTAGTCATTTTAATCAGAGAACACAGACACCACTTCCACAGAGAGGAGAATAATGAACTCTTTTAAGATTACAGGATATGGTCCTGTTGGTGGTGACCAATGCTCTGCATATTATGTTGAAGTTTCACCTAGTGCAACTGTCAGAAGTGTTATCGAAAATATACTTTCCAATAAAGGTGAATGGGGTGCTATTCGTATCGAACGTGAAAATTGGAGAGACAATGACCATAAGGTTGAGTACAAATATGGGGAATTAATAAAAAATGATATGACTGAAGATGAAAAATATTTTTGGAACAATCTTTTAGATTGGAAAGTTGTTAGCATGCGTGGTTATGGCGGTTGGTCATGTAGTGATTATTGGTTAACTATTCAAAGTAAATAATGAGGACTGAAATAAATGAATAAACCTACAGAAAGAAGAAAACATTTTGAAGTATTTTACAAGTATCTTAAAGATGGTAAAGATTTTGAAAAACTGTCTGTCAGAGAATTACTGTGGAAAGTTTATAATCAGGCTTGTGCGGATTGTGGACAGAATTGTTCTGAAATAAGTATTGAAGAAACACAGAAAATTGTTGAAGACCAGATGTTCTTTGATTTTATTTCTGACTGTTTACTGCATCCAGACAAGTCTAAACCTGTACAGTCAAATGATTATGTGAAGGTTACATATTGTGAACCCGATAAATGTGTAGGATTTCCTGACAGAATAGATGAAATGGATTGTAAATATTGTGAGCATACAAAAATTATCAACCTTTCAAAACTCTGTGGTGTTGAATCTGATGAAAAGATTGACGATAAGATTCTTACTCCAGATGAAGTAAAGGAACTTTCAAAGGTAATTGCTAAGGAGAATGAATAATGGGATTCAGATTTGTGTTTAATTTAGAAGATGTTGTTGCACTGTTGGTTTGTCTTGGATTTGCAATTTTCTTTACCATCTTGTGGGTTAGAGTAATTATCTCATCTAAGATTGAAAAGTCAAAAGCTTACAAGAAGACACTTAAAGAAAATAAAGATAAGATACAGAAAGGTATTCCACCTGAGAAGAAACCATTGTCATTCTGTTCAAATAAAGTTTGGCATAATGGAACTTATCATGATGGTAAGTTTTGGATTGTAGGGGATTCTACAAAGACACCTTATGATGCTACAATGTGGTATCTGTTGTAAATCTGTTTAACTGTCAATTCTAATATTATTAATACAAACATTAAAGCATATAGCCTAAGGGCAAGGAGAAGCTAATTCATGTTTAACAAAAAACCAATGTCTCAGACAGCACTTAATTTGGGACGAGATGAGAACGGTAACCAGTACGGCGGTGGTTCTAGTATCAAAAAGACTTTTGATATTTCAAAAGTAGCAGATGGAAAGAGTGGACTTGAACAGTTCAAGCCACATCTTGGAGAAAATCGCATTGATATTATTCCATTCAATGCAGGACCTAATCATCCGTTTGTAGTAACGGGCCAGTGTCAGGAAGGTGATACAGTTTATTCTCTTGACTATTATGTACATCGAAACATCGGACCTGGAAAACAGGAATTCACATGTCTTCAGCAGTACAATAGACGTTGTCCACTTTGTGAAGAATCTAAACGTCTTTGGAAGGCAGCTACAACAGATGAACAGAAGAATGTAGCAAAAGAAGTTCGCAACAAGCGCAGATGTATCTATATCATTCATGACCTTATTGACGGTAAGTATTACTACTATGATGTTGCATGGTATAGTTTCGAGCAGCGTGTAAATTCACGTGCATCTATTAGAAATGACCCTGCTACAGGTGCTCCTATCAATCCATTTGATTGGGAAAACGGTAAGACAATTTTCTTTAAGACTTTTGAAGATACATGGAATGGTAATAAGTTCAATAAGATTGATGATGGTTCTTTTGACCTTATAGACCGTGCTCCACTTTCAGATGAAGTTCTTAATCATTCGGTAGATTTGTCAGCAGGTCTTCTTATGGATACTGAAGAGGCTATGGATGCAGCACTTTGCGGTAAACCGGTAGTATCTTCTGCACCTGCACAGTCTACAACACAGGCAGCACCTGCTCAGACACAGAGTGCTCCAGTACAGAATACTACAGCACCTGCTCAGAATAACCCTGCACCAGCTGCACAGAGTGAACCAGCAGCACAGAGCCCTACAGAGAATCTTGCTAATCAGGCTATGCAGGCAGCACAGGCACAGGCAGCTGTAGCACAGTCTCCTGAAAGAACATGTCCTTATGGATTCTCATGGGGAGATGCAGATAATCACGGAGAGTGCGCAACCTGTCAGGTATGGGACAAGTGTATTGATGGCTAGTCTTATACTATAAAGG